TGCTTTGGCAACAACCCAGTTCGTTCAAATGTCATCATAGCATAAGCTGACGCTTGAGTAAAGTATCCGCTGATATCTTCCCGCTTCTTTTCCCGTTTGCTTGTCTTGAAGTCAATAATTGACAGAACTCCGTTGTATTCAGCAAGACAGTCAACTCTTCCTGCTACTCGCAACTTGTCTGAATATAGTGGAACTTCAAGACCATAAATCTTACCGACGTGCTCGTCAAGCATTGGTCTAATCTGACTAAATGTAGCAATGTTTGCTGGCATGTGACCTTTGGTATATCGAGGGTCGTTATTCAGATAGTTTTCAGCCAACTCGTGAACTGCAGTTCCTCTACGAGCTGCTTGAGCTGAAACCTTCCGAACTTCTTCTTCACCAACTCGTGCTTTCCAGTCATCAAGCCAACTCTTATCAGATGCCTTGCCAATCACAGTTGTGACAGATGGATAACGGTTGCCTTCTGGTGTTGTGTAGACTCTGCCGATACCTTCTACTATTTCAGCAGATAGTTCCGGAAGTTCTAGTGTGACGTGTTCAAACGTCTTCGTCGATGTCCTCAATTTTCAGTTCTCCAAACTTCATTCTAAACTCGGGCAGCTTCAGCCCTTTCAAATCATAATCTTTACGGACGTAACTTAAACTGATATGAGGCCGGAAGTCAGGCCATTTGTCCTGTAGACCTCGTTTTGCGTATTCATCTCTTATTTCATTCAAGCCCGATGAAGAAACAAGTAATACTGGAATGTCTTTGTTCTCACCAAGCAGTTTGAACTTTACTGGAAATGCTTCGCCATGAGTCAATGGAAGTACTTCATTCTTCATATTGATTTCATTTTCGGAATAGAAGACGGTGGTGTGAAACTCAAAGTCAGATGGATCTTGATCTTCGCCATTATACGATTTTGAAAGATCGAATCCGTTTTCTGTACACCACTCACGCAGATTTGTTTGAGTTTCACCGTCATATATCACGGCAACATATTTTCTGCTAAGTGTCTTTTCTTCCATGAATGTTCTAAACGATTTCATACTGAAATACTAGGGCCTCCTATTATTACCTTCCCGCTACCGGTAGAAACTGTATGATCAAATGGAGTATCAGTATTGAACTTGCTTCCTATTCTAACCGCGTGCTTTCCACCTATTGTAACCTTAGCAGCACACAATGATGTAGTTGGCGCATGAAAAACTGGAGCTGGCACGCAGGGCACGCCATCAGGATGTGATAACATCGAATCACCTTCTACCGCTACAAGTTTTCCTTCAACGAATACCTTTGTGTTAGAGGTCTCTGCTGTAGTTTGAATTGTTGAGACATCCCAATTCCATCTGTCAGGATCGGTGGCGCACAAAGTTCCTTGTGCGCCATCTGTGCATTCTATTTGGCTATCACCATTAGCAAATGCAATTGCTTCAGACATGTTCAAGTTCCTCTTTTTCCAATAGCTGTTTTGAGTTCATAATGCTTTAAGTTTGTCAAAATAGTATAGACACTTCCGATAAGTTTGATGATGCTGATTCAGCATCAGATATTGAAAATGATACAGTAAAACCATAATCTGTATTCCCGTAAATTGCAGGAAACTGCGCGTCGGGATCCCGACGCGCATGTAATTTACAGTATTTCCAATACTATACGAGGTAGTCATGCTACCTCAAGTTCTTCTTCGGCAATGATGAACTGCTTTACAAAGCCGGAACGAACGATGTCTTCCACAGAAAATTCGATTGTATCAAAACAATCACCTCCCATGCGATCAACCACTCGTTTGAACTGAGCAAGACCAGAAGTGTCCGTGCGATTTTTTGAATAAAGCAAATCATTTTGTTTGGTATCACCGCAAAGAATGATTCTGGAGTCTTGGCCTATTCTTGTACTGATAGTTTTTAGCTCCCCGTAGTTCATATTCTGGCATTCGTCAACAATAATCAATGCATTGTCGAATGTCAAACCGCGAATGAATGAAGTGCTCATAAACTTAATCATGTTCTTCTGTTTCATAATCTGATATCCATCACCTCGTTCAAACAGATCATTGACAATATCGACATAAGGCGCTTCGAAATGTGCTGCTTTCTGTTTTTCATCCCCAGGCATATGACCTTGTTCACGAGATTGTACTGTTGATCGCACAATGATTACTTGATTGTATTTGTTCTTTGCCAATACGTCTTTGAGTGCCAAATAGAGTGCAACATAAGTTTTTCCTGTTCCAGCTGATCCCACAAGAAGAAGATTTTTACCTTGCTCGTAGGAATCGAATGTTCGATGTTGATTTTCTGTGAGTGGATTTACTCGTTTCATTCCAAACTTAGTATTCAACAGGTAATCAGTATCCTTTTCAATACGATTTCTTTTTGACTTGCTCAAACGCCTCTTTGACATGAGAACTCCTTATTGTTATGTTGAAAGGAAATATCGTTCTTTTACCTCCTCTCACCAATCATTGATCACATTCTTTTTATGATGAGATTTGACGGTTTTAAGAACGTCTTTGAAGCCATCATCTGGTCTTCTAACACCCAGTCTGATAGAATCACCTACAGCTGGGAATTTTGTGAATACTTGTTTGATATCATCATTGTCTTTGAGATATTGTTCAAACTCCGCGAACTTCATGTTCACTTCAAACACTTCTTTTGTGTTTATATCCATTACACTATAAATCGGCATTCATCCTCCAAAAAATAATGCGGCATCCTTCGTAACAGATGCCGCATTTGTTTTTATTACAATATGACCTGTTACAGATCTATTTATTTCCTTTTTGAAAAGGAAACCGGTCAATGCTTCAGCATGATCGTTGTTGACTTGAGATCAGAAGTCCCCCTGTAACTATTTGATAGATTTCTTTCCAGTTATACACTCTTTTTACTTGATCATGTGAAAAGCCTCGGTTATAATGCCGATCCATCAGTAAAGGCTGCAACTGAAATTCCAACCCCATGACTGCTTGTTTTCCAACATCCTCAATCCAGTAGCATTCAGTTCCTTCATATTCTTTCAGGTATTCAGGCTTGTGGGCTGAATGCTCTGACAGAATCACTCTTTCAAAAACTGTAGTTCCAAACAAGTTGTCAAGATTGGTCAGTCTCGCGTCTAGAACTGCTGAAGTATTAGGAACAGCAGTGATTGCGTGAAACACATAACCGTGTTCTTCATGTAGCTTTCGTATATATTTGATAGCATCTTTGATTGGAGGGAGACTCTTCAACATTGCACTTTCGTTAAATGCGCGTACAAGATGTTCTGCTTCATCTTTGCTAATTCCATACTTTTCATCCATGTAGTAAGTACCAAGAACAGTGTCTTTGTAGCCTTTACTTACCATCCACATGTGGAAAGCATGCTCGTAGTAAACAACACAACCATCAAGGTCAGTTAGAATCACATTTTCGTAGGGAATCAAAGTAAGCTCCTAACAACTTGAATAGTAGTATTAGAGTCACGATGTTGAATAGAAATACCACCAAGTTCATTCCATGCAAGACAGTTCTTTTCCATGTCATCAATCAAAAGATCACCTTTCTCATACATGAACAGACCTTTGTTTTTTCCACCCATCACAGGCAAAATGACAATTTTGTCACAAAGATATTCCCGAACCCATGCTTTCTTTTGAAGAGCAGACTTGTAATAGTTTGATTTGGGGCATGCAGTTAGAATAGTCACATCAAAACTATCTGTCAAAAACTCAAAGAGTTCTATTGCGCCGGGCATCAACGGCAGGTTCTCGTAGAACTCTGGATAGCTATTGATCTTCTTCCACAGAACATTATCATCTAATGTCTGAGGACAAACACCGAATTTGTCTTTGAAATGTTTGTCGAAGTCGGCCATTACGCCATCAAGATCAAGATATACGCGCACTATAAGTTCCTTTTTACCAATCACAATAATAATCTATACCGATTCAGATCAGTTGTCAATGTCCTTTACGTCAAAAGAACTCATTTTTTCGTTGACCTTTTGTCTCTGTTTTCTTTTTCGTTCTTTAAGCTTGTTCCTTTTACGATGTTCATAGTCATCATTATCACCCCATTCATCATAAACATCTTCACGGAAGCGACGAAATGATTTAGCCATCTTAGTTAGTTTCCTCTTTTACTACATTTAGGTCTGGGAATGCTTCATTTACAACTGCTCTTGACAACCCCTTCAATGGTTTCTGTGCAATCATTTTACAGAGAAGTTCTGCATCTTTATCGTCAATATCTTCTAGTAGGGAAATGAACAACTGTTCGCGTTTCACTTGCTCAAGATGGTCATACCCACCACCTTTGATGAAGATACGAAGACGACGAGTCTCCTTATAAAGCATTCCTTCCACACCAACATATCCATTCTTTTTCCAAGGAGGTGCAGTGTTTGGAATCAAAAACTCGACTGAAGGATCGTACATGTATTTCAGAATGGTTTTTAGTGGAACACTCTCATGCTTTCGAAGCCATGTAATCTTTTCTTCTTTGGTTTTTTGTTCAGTTGCTTTGGTTACAATTTCAGATAATGAAAGTAGCATTTAGAAGTCTCCGATGTCTGTGAGGAGGTTTTTGAGTTTCTTTTCGATGAAGTAGTTGAATAGTTTTGACCGACCAATGTTCTTTTCTTGGTTGTAATCTTCAAGAATTTGATT